TTCTGGGGATGCAATTTCACCTGTGGCTAAACGTTTAATATCGCCAACAGCTTCCATGAACTTAGCTTTAACTTCTTTTACTTGCTGTTCATTTAGCGGCATACTACCCGCAACATGGCGGTGGGCAGCTACTTCATCAACTAAAGAATCAGAAAAAGCTTTTTCAGCTTGCGCCACGCGGTTTTCCAACACACCCTTAGTTACTTTTGCGCGCTTAGTATCGCCACCAATATAGTCACGGTTAGCCAGGGCGCTAAGAGAATCAAGGTATGTTTCTAAATGTTTGCGCTGAGTACGTCTTACACTATTGAGAAGCTCATGGTATGCCCTTATTTTTCCTGGCACATGTTCCCCAACTGGCAAATCAATATCTTTATCTAAATGTTGAATACGCTCAGCCAAATTACGCATCTGACCAATAACTTCTGAAACTTCTTCTCTATTAGCAGTAGAACGATTGCGTTTGCCACGAGCCAAGTCTAACTTGCGTTTTAGCCCCATTAGAGCGCCACGTAATGTTAAGTTATCCCCAACATGGCGTTTTAGTGTAGCTAGTTTACCCATTACTTCTGGGTGCATTTCATTTTTAGGGAACGCGTTAGCTATTGCAGCAGTAGTTTGTTTGGAAGAACCTTCGCTGAGGTTCTGGGCATTAAGGGCATCTTGACGTCTTTTAGCGTCGGCCAGCAGCTGGTCTCGTTCAACTTGTATAGCAGCTAATTTTTGGCCAGCTGGCGTAAGTTCACCATCTTTTTCTAGTGCTTGTTTTTTACCGGCAGCCGCTTTCATTTGGTCATCCAAAGCCTTGGCTTTGTTTTCCATATCGCGGATTTCTCTAGCTTCAGTTACAGGATCTACACGGTTTAGAGCTTGCTCTCTAGAAGGCTCGGCTTCTGTTCTTGCTTTTGGCTTAGCAGCTTCAACTGCTGCAGCGCTTTGTTCCATCAGTTTTCTAATCTGAATGGCGCCCTGAATATCGTTGCTATTGTTAGCCTTGTTAAACAAATCTTCCAACATACTATGGCGTTCAGTAGCCTGCGCATGGGCTGCTTCTTGCTGTTTCTGCGCTGCAATATCTTCTTCAGTAGCAGGCGCGGTTTCTTCGCCAAGGTACTTTTTCTGTGTAAGTTCTTCAGCTTGTTTAGCTGCGCTAGCTGTTTGGTCTTCTTTTGGACCAGCTTCAAAGTCAAACCCCCCTTGGGTTTCTTTTGCAGGGCCAAGGTCAGCTAATTTTTTCTGAGCGGTTTCAATCTTAGTAGTAAGAGCATCTAAACGTTCTTTGTCGTACATTCCGTTAGTCATATTAAGACTCTGGAATTCAGACGTAGCGTCTTTAAGCTGCTTTTCTAATGCTTTGCGCTGCTGCGCATCTGTTTTTTCAGTAGGTCCAAGCGCTTCCAGCTGCTTTTGCGTTGTTTCTAGAACGCCAGTAAGTTGGGCATGACGCTCAGACAACTGTTTGTATGTGGGGATGTCACCTTTTTCGATGGCAGTATTTAAGTGCCCTTCAACCGTTGCTATTGTTTGCTTAAGCGCTGGAACACTATTCTCCAGCATCTGTCTATGGCTAGATAAATCAGTGTCGGCTTGTTCTTTTTCAGCTAACGTGCGTTGGTCACGAGAAACACCGCTAACACCCGGTTGTTCTTGCACCGGAACTTCCATACCAAGCAAGTCGCCAGTCTGACGCTGCGATTGTTCAAAATCAACTTGTTGTTGTCTCTCAGCTAGACGAGAGGCTTCTGCATCATCTGCAATTTGCTTTTTCTTGCGCTCAGTTTCATTAAACTTAGCTTCGCCAGCCTCAATCGCTCTTACTTCACCCTTACGTTTAGGCAGGCCATGCAAGGCACCGAAGATGGGAGACAACTCAGCGGCTCCAAGAGCGCTTTCTTTATAAGACTGGAGTGCTTCTGGGCTTAATAAATCTTGATCAGCAGACGCACGACGTGCAGCCTCAGTGCCAACCATCATGCCAGTACCAGCAATAGCATTAGTGCCAGTTTCAGTTAAAAAGTTTCTTGTTGTGCCGCTAAGTTTAGCTAGGGCATCTTCTTTTTTAAGCGCGCCTTTGGCTACTTGTTCGCCAAGGCTTTCAGCCTCTTTGCCTAAAAGACCACGGGCGTATTTTGGAATTGCACCCATACCCGGCAAACCAAATCCAGCAAAGGTAGCTTGAAGAAGACCCGCCGCCACTGCTTTAGGTAGATTCTCAGGCTTACCTTTTTCTTTTTGGTACTCTAAATTCTCGCCAATTTCAGCAGGTAGATCTGCTGCGGAGGTTGCTACTGCCCCTGCTAGTGCCCGACCTGTCATACCACCAATTAATGAAGCGCCAGCAATTTCTGGAGCGGCTACAGCCGCAAGAGCACCAGCACCAGCACCAACAGCTGCGGGAGCAGCATAACGACCAACAATACCGCCAACTGGTTCAGTAACATATTTACGTGCAGCTGCCCCTACACCTGGAAGTAAGCCTTCTTTAAATCCAGCTTTTACGTCTTCATCGGTTGTGGGGATAAAGCTTTCATTGGCGCCTTCAGCTTTATCTTGTTCGGCCCAGGCTTTGAGCGTGTCATTGTTTAATAAAGAACCTAAACCAGCTTCAGTTGCTGATTTAGCTTGATTCCAACCTTGCTTTACTGCGGAGCCAAAACCTTGACGCTCTTCGCGCTCAGCTTTTGAAATAAAGGCTTCTGGAAAGTGCTGTTGGGCTTTAGCGTACGCTTCATGCGGGTCCATGCCTTTAGGGACTTCAAGATAGGATCCATTTGGGAGCTGTACGTATGCCATAAGTTCTTCACTAAATGTGGTAAATTAAATTTTGTTGTCCAAGCAGGCGTTAGCTTGGTAACTGCAACGTTGGAGCGCCTTGTGGTAGTGTACCAGAAACATTAAGTAGTGGAATACCACCGCCATTTATGAACCTATGGTAGTCGGATGCATTGGTTACTCCGGCTGCTATTAACTTGCGTTGTTCACTTTTATCTTTAATAAGGTCTTTATACTGTTTGCCAGCTTGTTCTAACGTTAACTCATTAGCGTTTTTGCCTCTACCGCTAGCATAAAAACTACCCAATCCAGCGTAGTATGGACGCATCATATCGTTTTTCTCGTGCTCAACAGCCAAACTACCAGACTTATACATGAGGTCAGTATTAGCGTTCTCGTACTTAATAGCTGCTTCAATGTTACCTTGGGCACGCAATTCTTCAGCTTTAGCTTTATTAAACGTAAATTGTTCTCGATTATTGTCAAGTTCACGAACTACTTTATGGCTATTTTCAAGGGCAGGCATTCCAGCGGTAATACCTGCACCACCAGCAGCCCCAAGAGGCCCTACATGAGTCATCATCTTAGCGCCCATGTTCATAAGGAAACTACTTAAACCTTGGTTTTTGGCTTCGGCAATCTTCTGCGCATGCTGCGCGTCAGTGTCTCCCAAACCAGCAAATGGATCTTTTCTTCCCATAAACTCTTTATATGCGGATGCAATACCTGAATCTTGCGGAGCCTGTGGTTGAACTGGCGGTTTGCCTACGTTCCCCTGTTGGTTATTTTTAAGGCTCGGTGTGGCTGCTGATTGCTTGTCTATTTCAGCTTGCATTTCAGGGGTTATTGCTAGTGGGTTTGTTTGACCTGTAGGTGTAGCTATACCAGCAGCTTTGTCTTGCGCTGCAGCATCTGCATTTGCTTGTGCAATAGCGGTGTCTGTTGCTACACTACGTTTATCTGCAAGGCGGGCGGGCAATGTATCTAAGAAAGAAGGTGTCGAAGGTGCTGGTGGGTTCTTTTTGGCATTTTGTAACCATTCGTTCTTTGCATCATCGTCAGATTTTGCTTGTTTATTTAATTCAACCAAGCTGTCATCTAATCCACTAAATGCAACAATACCGCCACCGGCCATCATCTGTTCACTACCCATATCATGCATATTTTCAGCAGGTAATGCAGCTAGGCCAGAGTGTTCTGGGGGTAAATCTCTAGCCAACATTTGGTCTTTTACAGACGGCTGTTTAGCGCCTTGTTGCGCTTGCTGGCCTTGGGAAGCTTTGGTTAATTGGTCGCGTTGTTGTTTAGCGGCCATGGCAATAGCCATAGGAAGAGACTGGTCTTTGCCTTGCATAATAGAAAGCAAGCGTGCATCAGGGTAGATACGCGGATCAAGCGCCATCTTGTACATTTGTTCCATACCGAGCATTATGCAGCCCTCCCAACCATATCGTAATTAACAGCTTTGTAACCGTTGTCCATAATAAGTACAGCTTCAGGCATGAATTTCTCAACTTCTTGAGCCACGTACCCGATAAACTTACCGTGTCCACATAGAGCGTGGTCCTTAAACTCTGGCTTGTACTCAAACTCGTAAATACCCATACCGTTATCAGCACGCCACAAAAGCACCACATTTTCTTTCAGGTTAATATCTGAGCCAGCAGCAGCACCGCCACCAAACGCATTGTACGCACCAAGACCTGCAATGCCTAAACCAGTAACCTGATTTAACGTACTAGGTGCTGCTTGGTAGGTAGCAGTAGTTGTTTGCTGCGTTGGCAAACCTCGCAACATTGAATTCATAAACGAAAGCTGTTGCTGTGGGTACTGTTGAGCAGTAGCGTAATTTTGAATTGCTTGGTTAAGAATATTTTGCTGTTGTGTTTGCTGTTGCTGACCGGCCTGGCTTTGCGTTGCAATAACATTTTGCTGCGCACCTAATTGTTGAGTACCGATATTCGCCAAATTAGAAGCGGCTGTATTAGCTAAATTGTAACCGGCTTGTTGTGCTCCTACGCCTTGTAAACCGATATTAGCCGCTTGGTTAGCGCCAGTTAAGCCCATGCCATAACCTTGCATAGCCTGAGAACCAGCTTGACCAGCGCCTTGTAGTCCTTGAGCTATACCTTGTTGTGCTTGTGCATTACCAGCCAAAGCCGCTTGGTTTGCGGTGTTCATTTGGTTTTGTGCGTTGTTATAAGCTTGGTTATATCCTTGGCCAATAATTTGATTTTGAGCCAACATCTGGTTTTGTTGGTTTAGAGAATTTGCTAAAGCTGAACGTGACCCACCAAAAGCGCCAGCAGAAGTAGCAGCACCTTGTTGTTGTTGCCCAGCTATACCATATTGTTGATTAGCTAATTGTAGTTGTGGGTTTAACGAATTTTGAAGGTATGGATTCATATAAGAAGCTACAGAACCGGGACCAGTAGATGCGTTTTGAGATTGCTGACCTAAACTTTGCCCAATTTGTGCGCCTTGTTGCCCTTGACCATATCCAGCCATACCATACATACTAGATTGCCCAGCAGCTTGTTGCCCAGCTTGAGCGCCAGCATTGCCGTACATATTAGATAAAGCCGAACCTTGTTGGCCGTACATTCCAGCCTGACCTACAGTACCTAAAGCGCCTAAACCTGAAGCACCCGCCATATCAGTAGCTTGACCATATTGGCCTGGTACTTGTAAGTTAGCAGCCCCTTGTTGCGCAGCTTGCTGCATAGGAGAAAAACCAGCTACATAGTCTTGCGGGTTAGTGCTGTATGGTACGTAGGGTTTTACGCCTGTAATTTCAGTTGTACCCCCAGTAGCCGCAACTTCCGGAGTTAGCATGTTACCTTCTGCATCATACGTAGCAGCTTTAGCTGGTGTACCGCCAACTTGTCGTGTATTAAATAGCTGTTGCTGAGTAGCACCAAGCATCGTTTCCGCATAAGGTTGCAGATAGTCAGGAATATTGGTATTTTGTACAGTAGTTTGAGTAGGCGCAGCGGGAGCGGGAGCACTTCCACCCCCACTACCGCCCTCTAATGTCATTCCACCAGCCCCAAATCCACGGCCTAAGCGCGGGGAAAAAGCCTTTTCAGGCAACATAGAATCTAATGTATATCTCATATTTTTGTCTCTACAATTCTGTAACGCTCTTCAAATCCATAACGGCTCCACAACCGGGCTATTGCTTCTCTTGCTGCACCCTGTATTTTAGTGGCTCCGTTAGCCTTTAGTAAATCTTTAAATTGCTTAAAAGTCTCTTGGTTAGAAATTAACCGACCACCAATAAATGTAACAAAAGCCACACGATCATTAGGATAATTACTAAAGCTAATCGTGGCCGCTCCTTTAATTGAGCCATCTTCAGTTGATGCCACCACCAAAAGCCATTGGCCCGACGCAAGGTAAACTCTGACTTGATCCAGCGTGTAATCATCACCACCATATTGCACAGCATCTGCAATATACTTTTCAACCAAAGGCCAAGCTTGATTAACATATTGAATAGGAACATGGCGAATTAAGAGGCTCATGCTGGCGTGTACTTGTCAGCTGTAATTGCAGGAGCTTGTTTAGCTTTACCAGTTCTAGCCTTTCTTACTTTGTCCATCATAGCGTATAGTTTTTTAGCACCAGCGTCAGAAGAGCCATTCCCAAGATGAGAGACAACATCCGCAGGCACAACAAACTCATTATCAGCAAGACGCGCTGGTTGTTTACCTTGGATACTGGCAGGAATAGAGTCGCTCATACCATCACCAGGGCCTTTAAGCATACGACCACCATCAGAGTACCCGCCTAAATTAGCAATACCCCCGCCAGCATAGTTTGCGTTAGGTGTGCCGCGTAGTTTCTTTAAAGCAATCATAGCGTTATAATCGCCGCCCTGTGCTTTAGCTGCTAATGCCGCTGGACCACCTTCTTGTGCATATTGGAGTGTGTATTTATCTATTGCATCGCGGCTACCCATTAAATCTTTAAGGGCATCTGCACCGGTACCGCCCCCACGCATATTAGCGGTTGGCTCGCCCGTTAATGGATTTGTTTGAGGCTCATAGCTAGCCATAGTCTGCTGGGCGCTAGTAGGCATTTGACTTGGGGTAGCGTAGTACGAGCGCTGTTGTTGGCTTTGTGGGTACATATCACCGCCCATAAAATCTACAGGCTCAGAATGTGGATCAAGTAAACCACCACCAGCATAACCAGGCGGCCGTGCATACCCAGAATAGTTAGCTTGGTATGGTGGATTAGGGGGTTGCACTACATCAGGATTATAGTTAGCCGGGTCGTAGTGGAACTTAGCTAAATTTCCACCAGTATAAGGAACCGCCGCTGCAGCTGTTCCTCCGTAACGTTTGTTATCTTGAGCTATTAAAGCGCTTAAACCTAAACCGCCTAAAGCAGCTTTAGTACCAAACCCAAGAGGCGCTGTACCTGTACCAGCAGCGCCAAGAACAGAGTTTGCTGGAACTCCACCAAAAGCCCCAGAATAAGCTTGGCCGTACACGTTTGCGGCATCCATAGGTATTTGACCGGCTGCTACACCCTGGCTTAACGCTTGCGGGGTTAATGTACCAAGTTCAGCGCCAGAAGTAACTGGCATAGAGTATCCAGCATTTAGAAGAGCGTTTGAACCAGCTTGCATTCCAGCAGTATCCGCCCCAGCTACGGCAGAAGAAACAGGAGCCCCAGAAAGAGAAGTCATTGTAGGAGCGCCAGCAGCTAAGTCACCGGCACCCTGATAGAGACCGCCATAACCAAGAGAAGCCCCACCAATACCGCCCATAAGGGCATTCTGCATTACATTCTGGCCTGTAAGAGCCGCAACACCGCCACCTGTTACTGCACCAATACCACCGCCCATTACAGCCGCAGCGCCAGTAGCGCCTAGCTCTTCAGTAAGTAAAGGCGCAGCTGCGCCATCAGTCATAACTGTAGCGGCTAAAGCCGCAGCTATTGGTAAATAACTTTCAAAACCACCAGAACTTCCGCCGCCAGCCATAATCTATCCTTTACTTTTTACCGATTTTACCACTTAAACTGTTGTACCACTAGCGTTTACCCATTTAGTTCCAGTCCACCAAACCGGGATACCTAAAGTAGTATCAAAATAAATTAAGCCTATTTGCACATTATCTGTGGGGCGTTGTGTTGTAGTACCAATTAAAGGCGTGTTTGTGCTTAAAGCAAAATTATCCACCTGATTAAAATAAAGGCGCAACGCATTATTAAGCTGGTCTTGGTATACCTGCGTATAGTCTACTGGCGCTATGGGTAAATTGGGGGCTTTTGAAGGTACAGGTACCCCAGTCTTTTCAGGTGTAATAGCCATTATCTACGCCCATCAGGTCTAATATCAATACGAGGACTACCCAACTGCCAAGCAACACCGACCTCAGTAGATTCTATTCTGAAGCTCATCTGCCGCCCACGTAGTCTTGTATAAACCTGGCCATCAAACTGTTGAATTGTATATTCTGGAACTGTTGTATAGTTTTGAGCAGATTGAACTTGAGGGGTATCCGCAACACCGTATGGTGTACCAGAGTTTTCACGGGGCTTTACGGTCATCGTTACTGATGGTTGGTTTATAGTAGACCCGTTAAAGTTTACATCAGGCAGTATGCGCCATACAAAGCCAAAGTTGTGCCCGTCACCAATATCAAAATCAGAGCTTTGTACGTAGGCGTCTATAGGCAGTGTTGTTGTAGTAGCATTATCATCGCAGCCAACTTCATGATTTAGTACTCTATTGTTGTAATCTGCTGCAATTGGGCTTTGTAAAATACCTGTTTGGAACCAAGCAGAACGGTTCATATTACCGTAGTACCAGACTCTATCTAGATAGTTATAAATAACGTATTTGTCTACTGTAGTACCGCCGCTTGATTCGCTAACATAGAACCACCAAACCTCGTTAAAGGCATCATTGTTTCCCGCAAATACTTGATATGACTGGTCTTGGTTTATGTCTGCAAAAATATACTGGCGTAATGAGCAAGGTAGAACTTCTACCCGTCCAGAATACATATAGAATCTGTCGCGCCCCATCCAATAAGTAACGTTGTTAACAGTAATCATAGAGTTAGGTGATATTACTGAGATGTTATCCATTAATACTTGGAAACCCCAAACATACGGAGCACCTAAATATTGCATAGAATACAGACAGGAATCAGTCCAAACCAGAATCTCTTGGCGTGTGGCACGCGCACCCATAATATAGGAGCCGTTGGTAAGCAAATATTCGCCAGATTGATTAGTGGCTATTGGTACCCACTGGTAAGGATTAGCTTGGTCTGACCACCGCACTAACATCGGGTTAAATGTAGTTGCTGCATTATTTGGAATATATGAATTGGCTCCAAATGCAATAACAAATTCTTGAATAGCTGAGGTAATAACTTGGTACGTTGATGTTGGCACAAAAGAACCAGCATATGAGAAAGAATAAGTACCTGACTGTGTACCTGTTGTTGGGCTTGTTATAGGTACTGTAGTAGAGCCAGTAACATAATTTGAGGCTATCTTAGTACCTGCAGCGATGTGGGTTCCTGTAATTACCATGTACGGATATAGGTTAGGCGCAAGAGAAGCTGATACTGTGATACTAGATGCGCCAGAAGAAAACGATGTACCCGACCCACCATCAGTATAGGCAACAGTAGAATTAGCTAAAGAACTTACATATGTTGCGGGTGTTGATACGCCGCTGCTATCTGACCAATAGAATATAGGTCCACCACGAGGAGCTAAAACAAGGTCAGTACCAAAATTATCATTAGACCAAAGACGAAGCTGCTGACCAATTCCTGAAGAATATGAAGAACCCCAAGCACCACGAGACCAAGGTCCGGCGCCCCACCCAGTACCAGTAACGTAAACATCTAACCCAGCTGGATACTTGTATGCAATAGTAACTGTACCGCCACCCACTCCCGTAACTGGCACAGTTGACTGAATTGTATACTGCGTAGAAGAAATAACTGAAGTAACAGTATAAACACCGGATATAGTAACTCCCGTGCCATAGTAGCCACCCCAAGCATCAACACCCCAGCCATCGACACCCCATCCAGCTGCAGAACCTACAGGAGCGCTACTTGTAATATATACAGAGTCTCCAACATTAGGATTATAAGAAGCGTCGGTAACTGTAACAGTTGTTGTGCCACTGCCTGTAAAGGGGTTTGTTAGCGTATCTGTTTGAATCACAGGGGTAATGTCGTAATAAACACCACCTTGATAAATGTAATAGTTACTATTAGTGCCTAGCCCTATATAGACCGTTCCAGCACCGCCATCGCCATCTGCCCATACCCATAAAGAACGACAAACGCCTTGGAATTGACTATTGGAAATTTGTTGCCAACCGCCTAATTTTTCAGGAAAACCAGAACGAAAACGAACTTTTTCACAATCAAACCACCCGCCCTCATTACTATAGTCGGTTCCTTCTCTATTTACCCCTGGGCGAAACTGTAACTTTTGTAATGGCATTTGTGTTTACCCTAGCATCTTAAGTGACATGGCTTTGACTTCATTCACCCGTTTTTCCCAACCTTTACCGAACACAGGAAAAGTCTTCAGGGATTTGAGAAATTGTAACCGATTTTCACAGTATTCTTCAATTAAAGTTTTAGCTGCATCGCCCGTAAACTGGCTTACGGCAGCCATAGTGGTTGTACCAAAACCGCCATCAGGAGCAACCCCAACGCAATTCTGCAAAGCCTTAATAGCACGCCCGACCCCGGAATTAACAGCGTAGTCAAAAACAGCGTAGTCAAGACCAGATATAAGCTCATCAGCTCTGCAAGCATCCCAAAATTTCCTTCTATATAAAGGAGCAACAATAGACGGCGTTAGAGCACGCATCTGCTTTTCGTTTACATCATGCCCTACCCACATAGCCCATGTTGAGGCAGTAACTCCAAGGTTTGTCATACCACCGGGATCGTCTTTATTATCAACAAATCCTGCTTCATGGATTAAAAGCGCTGTTAGGGCGTCTGCAAAATTGTCTTTCATTTAATACCAATCTGTTCATTAAGCCATTTTTGAAGTTCAACTAGCATCAAGGTTGTTTGGGCGCAATTTCCAGCAAGTTCATTGTGGGCGGCGATAACATCAGCTGACTTGGGGGCCGTGGAAATACCGGACATGGTACTGCTACTGGGGTTGTTCCACACGCTAGTAGACTTATAGTAGTTGCGAAGAGCAACAAGCTTAGCTTCGTATTCATCTTGGATTCCTTTTGTTACAAGTTCGTGTTGCGCTTGGATTGACTCCGTTTGCGCCTGCTGTTTCTCTGCTGCGATTTGGATTGCCATTTTGTATGTAGTAAAATCCCTATCCCGCATATGCCAGCCAGCAAAAAATACCAAGCATATAGCAAAAACAATAAGTCCAGCTTTGACGAGATTTGCATAGTTACCTAAAAGTCCCCACATTATTGAGGCTCCGTATCTTTTTTCATCATAACTGCAGCCCCATGTGCGCCGGCAACAATACCAAACGCTTCTGCTAACTCTCTTAAGCTAACCGCACTGTGCATTGCTTCATAACCCGCTAGGGCAATAACTGCAAGTAAACAAATTAACCAACTCCACCTAGCAATATCTTGAGTATGGTTATCTCTCCCAGTTAGAAGCTGGTTAAGAAAGTCTTTCATCTAAAGCCACTTATTCTTGGTGAAAAGACAAATGTTGCTTGGTAGGGGTTAGGTTTAGGCTGGACGTTATCATCAACCAAAGCTCTAATATTCCAGCCAAAATTGCAGTAAACACAACGGCTAAAACCAATAGGAATAATAAACGTAAACTGAAATAATCCATTAGCGTGAACGAGTAACCAGCCAGATTTTGCATTATCGTTATCCTTGATTGTTGGGTCGCCTTTATAGCTGGTGTTATATGGTGCTGTTAAAGTACGCAACGCAACAGATGGAGCTGGATTGCGGATTAGCCATTTGATTTTACTGATATAACTTGGCGGGTTAGCCTTTTCAAAAGTAGCATCGCCGTCTAGTGAATTATCCCAAGTTTGAAACCATCCAAGCCATTTAGGTAGGCGTGGGCCAAACCCTTCTTTAGAGCCATTGTCTAACCAGCCGTATTCGTTACCAGAAAAAACAGGAAGGATAGGGGCTAATAAAAAAGCAAGTGCAGTTACCACTAAATTTAGTGGGACTAACAACATATACAGTAAGTAAAGCATTACTTAGCCTTTGGTTTACGTGTCGTAGCTTTTTTAACTACTGGCTTTTTCTTTGTTTGTGATTTAGGTTTTTCAGATAAAGACGTAACTTCAACCACAGGGAAAGGCCAAGCTTGATTTACTGCGCCAACTTGCATATCAATCTTAGGTATATAGCCTAACTTATCAAACAACCAAGTTACTATAAACATATACGCTCCTTAAAGGGCTGAAATAATAAAAGCAATTACTTGGTCATACCGTACGCCTAAACGAGTGCAGGCAATAACCGCTGCTTTTTTCAATGTACCGTCTGGGTAATATACCGCTTCTTCTGCAGGGATATCATCAGAACAGAACATACCATATCTAGTTGGGTCAAGCCCTTCAGCTACAAATGCATCTCTAATGTCCTGTGCAATAAAGCCAACATGGATACGTGCGCTATCTGCACCTTTTTCAGCAACAGAATCTTTCCATTTATACTTCTTAACTAAACCCTTGATTCTTGTAGCTACACGTTTTTCTACTTCATCTAAGCTAGATATTTCTGTTTTTTCGTTTTCGTCAGAAGTATTAATTACGTTGCTAACAGCGTATATTTGAGTCCAACGATTAGCGCCACCGCCACAAGAAAAACTATTATCTGAATACGGAATTAATGATTTATTAGCGTATATATAACTAGGATCTAAAAGCAACACATCATTAAAACTAGACCCACTAACAGCAAATTGCATTTGGCTGGCGCTATAAAAAATAGATGTGTATGTAGTAAAATTAATGGCCGCAGCTCCAACGCCAATACCAGCTCCAACGGATCCAAAAGTCGCTCCATTGGTAAATGCGTTATACCCAGTAAAAACTTGGAACGAACCAGATGTTCCACCGCTTAGCTGTGCGCCAGTAGAAGTAGTTAATAGCCCTGCAGCAGAGAATGACGCTGCGCCAGTACCGCCGTTAGCAACGTTTAGTATTCCACCAAGAGTAATTGCACCCGTAGTCGGCGTATTTGGAGTTAACCCAGTTGAGCTTCCAGAAAAGCTAGATACTGCGCCGGCAGCTGCCCAGTTAAGGGTAGAGCCGTTGTATTGCAAAGTAAGTGGAGTGCCGCCAGTAGGAGTAAGGAAAGATGTATTACCTGCAGAAGTTTGATATGGGACTGAGTTAGCACTACCGCCAGCAAGATTAGATGCCGTAGTTACGCTACCAGTAGACCATGTATAGGCTGTTCCGTTCCATGACAAATAAGAACCTGCAGTTGGAGTTGGGGTATACCCTGTAGCATTAGCGCCTGTTTGATAAGGTATTTGTCCTGTTGCACCGCCACCTAGTTGTGGAACACCACCAGATGTGGCAAAAGTAGCCCCTGTAACTGTGCCAGTAGCTGTAATATTTCCGCTAATACTTAGGTTACCGCCAGTAAAGCCCGTAATACCAGAGCTAAAGTTTGTACCATCACAGTAGACTAAAGTAGTAACTCCATTAGGAATAGTAACAATTGAGCCTGTAGAAGCACCGATAGTAATAGAGAATCCACCAGTTGTTTGGTTAGAAACAACATAAACTTTAGGCTGCAATGGAGCAACAATAGCGTTTGTACCAGAGGTTGCACCGTTAACAATAATAACTGCTTTTCTAGATTGGTCGGTTGCACCGTTGGCAACGGATAGGGTAGCCCCTGTTGTGCCTGATACGGAGACTGTTGCTACACCAGCTACAGAATCTTCAATTAATTGCCAGTTGGTATTGGTAGTTGTACCCCAAGTACCTGATTGTTCGCCGTTACCGATTTGGGTAAGCGTTAGACTGGGTGTATATGTAGAACTCATAATTTTTCCTTATTGATTGTCATCTATGTCTGTCCAGTTTGGGTTTTGGCTGTCACTTATGGTACCCCACCCTGGGTTTTGGGTATTGCTAATTGTGTTCCATGCCGATGTCTGATTATCGTTGATTTTAACCCATCCTGCGGTAATAAGCGAGTCTAGCAGGTTGACATTTTCTGTAATCGCAGCCACAAAGCTTGTTTGAACCGAGTTAGAATCCCCCAAAACAAAGTTTTCGGTAATAGATAGGCTAAATACACTAATAATTGAAGCGGTATCAGCAACAGATAAGTTCTCTGTAATGGCTAAAATAAACGTTTGAACAATGCTTTCTACGTCTGCCAGCGTAGCGTTTTCGCTAATAGTCAAGGCATATTGCGCTGCCAAAGAAATAACACCAGCTACGGTAATATTCTCGGTAATGCTAGCTGCAAACTGGGCGGTAGCCGACCTAGAATCTGCCAAACTCAATGGTTCCGCTATGGTATTTACAAACGCAGATTGGGTAGAATTTAAGTCTAAAATACTGTTAATTGATTCAGAGCGGTCTTCTAAAGCGGCAAAATAAGACACCAAAACATCAGCAACAGTTAAATTTTCAGATTGTGAAAACACGTAGTTATTGAATGGAGAATTAGCATCAGCGAAATTAACGTTCTCTGTAATGCTAAACAAGGCAATTGAAGATATTGTTGGCGTGTCAGCTAAACCAACGTTTTCTGAAACCGATCCAAAGAAAATAACGCCTTCGGAATTAACATCATTTAAAGTAACTGGCTCAGTAATACTTTGTAGAAATGCGCTAGCCTGTGTATTTGAGTCGGCTAAGCTAACGTTTTCGGTAATACTAAGTGCATAAGCATTCGTGCCTAATGAGGCAAAAGGAGATTGAGCAAATGCACTTATTCCAAACATTATTGTCTACCAAAGTTAATTTTGTTCCAAACCCGTTCATGAAACCAAAACAGGCAAATCTTGGTCAAAATTTCTGTAAGAGCAATGCCAGAAGCCAATAGCGCTTGACCAGTTATAATCCAGCTAATTATAAAGGTATCTAGAGTTCCTGTAACCCTCCAAGAAATGGCTTTAGCTAGGCTTCTAATAGGGCTATCGTTCATGCTGCCTTCTTAAACTTAGTAATAGCTTTAATAACCATATCAACCTCTTGCTCTACCGTCAAGCCATCGGGGATACGCAGATCTACTTTTGATGGTGTCTCAAACATCTTATTGGTATCTTCAAATCGACCTTTTTCAATACGGTCTACCCAAATATAAAAGCCTTTACCAAAGTTCTCACGGGCATATTCTGTTGGGCAAACAAAGTCTGCTACTGTATCTAAACCTTGTTCGTTTAGCACATCAGATAAAGCGCCCATGCGGTGAGCTTGGATTAGGCGGCAGGATAAAGAAAAGTCTAAGTCTGTCCAAACACGATTACGCATGGTATCTGCATTAAGGTGAACCGCACCCAATTGCTTGCAAAGAGCTTGTGCCAGAGTTGTTTTACCAGAGCCTGGCAATCCCATGATGAGAATTTTCACTGGATAGCGTCCAATTGGTCGTGTGTTGTAGCAGCTTCAATTGCGGCAATTTTAGTAGCAGCGTCAGCTTGGGCGGTATGAATTGTGTCTGCATTAAAAGTGCTTGGATCATGGGACATACCCTGAAGCAACTGTGACACAGCAAAGTTAGCGTTAGCGATCATGCCTTTTTGACGGTCTGCTACAGGAATGTCAAATGTGCCGTACACAATTTGCACTGGATCTGTTGTTAGATCAAATGTGTGCGCTGTGTAGCCTTGACGATTTGGGGTGATGGTTGGGCGAACTTCAACTGCGTTCTTCCAGCCAGCGTTACCTACGCCTTCAGCGGGTACAGTGTCGATGCACTGTTTTACTTCATTGTTTACTACTTGTACATATAATGCCATGTTAATGCTCCTTTTGTTAAGTTTTTGCTATTCCAAATGTTGAGGTAGTTGCATAACCTTTAAATAGTTTACTCCAAGTAGTTAATGAGCCAACTTGTTTAGGCGATGAATAATAGGTAGTGTTTCCCGTTCCTAAACCACCAGCACCATTATATCCCCATCCCCAAAGAGTACCGTCTGTTTTAATTGATAGTGTGGAGTACTGTGCGCATGATACTATAAGCCAATTGGTTAGTGATCCAACTTGTTTTGGAGATGAATAGTTAGTTCTATTATTCAATCCTAATGCACCATAAGGATTATATCCCCAAGACCATAGCGTTCCATCGGTTTTAATAGATTCTGTGTAATTTTGTCCACAAGATATTGATGACCATGTATTTAAAGACCCAACCTGCACTGGTGAGGAATAATATGTCCTATTTCCCAAACCTAATTGACCATATAAATTATATCCCCAAGCCCAAAGAGTTCCATTAGTTTTAACAGATATGGTATGGTTTGCACCGCATGCTATTGTTGACCAATTTGTTAACGCACCAATTTGTTTTGGGGATGAATAATTTGTTCCATTGTTAGTGCCTAATTGACCGTAAGTATTTCTACCCCAAGTCCATAAAGTACCGTCTGTTTTTATAGATGCAGTGTATACATAACCGCATGACACTGATAACCAATTGGTTAACAAACCTACTTGAACTGGAGATGAATAGGCTGTTGTATTTCCTAAGCCCAATTGACCGTAAAAATTTTTTCCCCAAGTCCATAAAGTTCCATCAGTTTTAATAGCTGCTGTGTGATATGCACCACAAGAAACGGTTAGCCAATTAGTTAAAGAACCGACTTGCATTGGAGAGGAATACCTTGTTGTATTTCCAAGGCCTAGTTGACCAATATTGTTGTACCCCCATGCCCATAATGTTCCATCAGTTTTGGTTGCCAATGTATAATAAAAACTTGCTGCAACTGATAACCATGTAGTCAATGATCCAACCTGCCTAGGGGATGAATAAGAGGTTGTGTTTCCTAAACCTAAAGCGCCAGAAGCATTGCCTCCCCAACCATAAAGATGAGGCTGTGTCACTTTTGCCCAAGTTCCAGCACCCTGAGCTGCGCTTGCTGCGGAGAGTTTCCAGATGCCGCCGTATTGGGTGTATGATCCAGAGGGGGATGGTGAAACCAAGGTATTTAACCCGGGTTTTTCAAAAGAACTTGAATACCGATAGCTCATTAACTTACCATTCTGATCTGTGGTTTTTCTACGTTTAATTTAGCCTTGATGCGGTCAAACGGTGCTTGCCAGTCACCAAATATTTCTTGGCGAAACAGCGTCATTGAATCATAATACGGTACTTTATCGCCATCTAGGGCGTATAAATAGTACCCCATAACTGGTATTACGACAAGAGTTTCAATGCCCATAGCGGCTGCTAGATGGCTTACTGAAGTGCAAGAAGAGATTACTAAATCGCAACTTGCTACGGCAGCCTGAGTATCTTGCCAGCTATCTAATGGCACACGCTTTACCCATAATGGACAAGCTTCAGCACCCTCATCACGCTGTAATGAGATGAACTCATAGTCAGCACCATAGACTGCATCAAACAGGAGTTGATATGGGAAACGTTTATTGTGGTCATCTTCAAACTTACTATTACCTTGCCAACGCAGTCCGATACGCTTCTTGCGTCCTTTAATGACTGTCGGTTTAGGAATGTATGGTGTACCTTTAAGGTCAGCCATCTCGTATCCTAGGTAGTTTGGAGCCACCATAGCAAATGCCCAGAAGTCATGGTAAACACCATACTCAGCGCCATGCTGAATTACCGCAGAGACACCTTCGACTTGTGAGAAAAGCTGTGCCAATTGACCAGAACAGCAAACAATCACTTTATTACCACGGGCGACTAAGTCTTTTGCATAGCGTACTTGGTGGATCTGATCGCCTAATCCGTGGTCAACATAGAGCAAAATTGTGCCTTTGGAACGTCCGTCCCATTCTGGCATTGGAGTGTCTGGATGACGCTCGCCAATAATTCCACAAAAACGTCCACGATCCATCTCTTTATAGCCTTCACGTACTTTACCCTGTTTGAGCAAATACCAAGAACGGTTATACGCTGCACGATGGTCTGTTGGGCGCTCAGCAGCCAACTTCTCAGATAGTCTCCATCCTTCTACAAAGTCACCAATTTTACCCGCTGCTAACTGGAGATCCAAGTCATCTAACTCAGGCATAGTGCGCTTGTTATCATTCCAGAACTCTGGCTGGCAAAACTGATTGTAGTGATGCTTTAATAGATCTTGCGAGCGGTCTGAGTGTTGCTTTTTTAACTCTGGCTTGATGTCATGCATACCAGCGTAGCCATGCAAGTTCTCGTCATCTTCTTTAACTGGAGTGCCGTCAATGTTAGATAGGTCATACTCAAATGGAGCCAGACCCAAGAACTCATGGATACGGGCTAGTTCTTTTCTAGGATCCGCCAAAAGGTTGTCATACTCTACAAATAGGAAGTTCTCTGGCATGGCTTCATAGCCTTGCTGCAACGAGATATACGCAGCTTTAAGGTGGTCAGCAAGCTGTCCAGAGTACATAAATTCATCTAAGTCAGTTGGTTTTGCAACACGTACAAAAGAAGCCATACAGTCAGGAACGGGACGTACTGTAGCGATAATTTTTGGTGCGTGACCCAATACCTGCGTCATAGCACCCATAATGATAGGAATAGGCCAGCCACGTCCCTTGTCAATGACTACAGGCTTATCAGTATCTTCGTAGAACGCATCAATCATGCCACGCATAGTTTGGGCTAACTTCTTGCGGTCTGGGTCGTTTTCATTGAGTAGACCGGCTGAGTGCCATGTATTTGCAAGGCCATCTAAAGCGTGTACCAAACCAGATGTGGTAGAGACGTGGGTTTCTGGGTTCTGATTAAGGATCGCAGCTAGTACTGTAGAGCCTGAACGTGGTATCCCAGAAAGAAAGTGAAGTTGTTTTTTCATTTATTTATTCTCCGTGTAAGGATTTGAAGTATACACAAAGAGTGGTTAATAGTGGATAACATTATGTTTTGGCAATTGCTATTGTATGATATAAACCACTGGTAATCGAACTCCAAGTTGTCAAAGATCCTACTTGTACGGGAGATGAATAATACGTTACATTATTTGTCCCTAATTGACCAAAAGTATTTGCTCCCCATGCCCATAAAGTGCTGTCTGTTTTAATGGCTTTGGATGAATAAAAGCCACTGGAAATATTAAGCCAATTGGTTAAAGCACCAATCTGCTTTGGAGAAGAATAGTACGTTATATTTCCAAGTCCCAAATTTCCTCGGTGATTATTCCCCCATGACCACAAAGTACCATCTGTTTTAATGGACATTGTGTAATAAAAACCTTTTGTTAATTTTAACCAGTTCGTCAATGAACCAACTTGTTTAGGAGATGAATAACTTACATTGTTTCCAAGTCCTAATTGACCATAATTATTGAAGCCCCAAGCCCATAATGTTCCATCACTTTTCACAGAAATAGTATGAGCATATCCGCCACTTGCAACCAATAACCAATTTGTAAGAGATCCTACCTGTTTGGGTGAAGATAAATTTGTTATATTTCCTTGCCCTAGTTGACCTTTATTATTTTGACCCCAAGTCCATAATGTTCCGTCAGTTTTGGTTGCCAATGTATAATAAAAACTTGCTGCAACTGATAACCATGTAGTCAATGATCCAACTTGTTTAGGAGAAGAATAATTAGTTGTATTGCCTAAACCTAGTTGACCAAAGTTATTTCTACCCCAAGCCCATAATGTGCCATCAGTTTTTGTAACAATAGAATGATAAGCTCCACAAGATACATTTAGCCAATTTGTCAAAGAGCCAACTTGTTTTGGTGAAGAATAGTAAGTAATATTATTAAGTCCAAGCTGACCAAAAACATTTTGCCCCCAAGACCATAATGTGCCATCAGTTTTAATAATAAAACTAAAATAAGATCCACTAGCAATATTTAGCCAATTGGTTAGTGATCCAACTTGATTAGGTGAGGAATAATTAGTTGTGTTTCCTAATCCTAGTTGACCATTATTATTATCTCCCCATGAATATAAATGCGGTTGCGTAACTTTAGCCCAAGTGCCAGAGGCAACGGCATCAGCGGCTTGGCTTGTTGTCCAAACTCCACCGTATTGAATGTATTTATTTGACGGAACAGGAACAGATAAAGGATTAAACGCTCCGTCCTGTAGCCAAGCTCCTGTGTAACGCTCAGACATTATTAGCTGATCGCTTCAAAGATTGCTGTGTAGGTCAAAGCACTTGCAGTGCCTGAAGTCACGCCAACAGATTGATTCTCCGTGATATACAGATCAGTAGTTTTATCAACTATGATCAAAGAAGCGTTGGCTGGCACAGAGATCTGATAAGCCAAGTATCCAATAACGGTAGCAGAACCGAATGTGGCGTTGTTTCCTACACCAACCGTTGCATAAGCAGCCGAAGCGGTTGTGTTAGACACAATCAAGCCAGTAATCTTGTTTACCGTGCCAGACGCTGGTGTTAGGCCAGTTAATGAAGTTGTGCCGTTATAAGTCCAGCTTACTGTAGCGGCTGTTGTAGATGGAACCACATAGGCAGTATTGCCGTTAATCGTGGTTAGTGCTGCAATGTTTGGGTTTGCCATGTTAGAATCCTAATGTCATTGAGTAAGCAATTGCTTGTGCTTTTGTTGCGCCACCCGAAGGGGTTTGCCATGTTGGAAGTGCGCCAGCTCCACTAGAAGTTAATACTTGACCTGACGAACCTAAACCAGATACTTGTTGTAATGCACCAGTAGAAGTTGTACCACCAGCAACCACAGCATATGGAGTAGTAGTTGTAATTCCTGTACCGCCAGCAGCCACCGGTAAAGTACCAGCAGTTAAAGCAGATGACGATGTGGAATAAAGAGCATTATTAGCTGCACTAAACGAAACTAAGCCTGTACCACCATAGTTAGTTGCAATTTGTGTACCAGTCCAAACAGCATTAATTATGCTAGCATTCGCAAAACTTGCTGATGTGTTATTAAAGTCATATGCTGCAGGAAGCAAGCTATAAGCAATCCAAGTTCCGGCAGTTGTACTATTATCTAGTAAAACCCAGTTATCAATAGACCCACTAATAATTGTATCTAATGTAGTGGATGCGTTATCTACTATAGTTAAGTTTCCTGTTGAGCCATTATTAATATTAAAAACAAATCCTTTTTGCAATGTAGTTGCATCTGGGAGCTTAACAGTTTGTGTAGTTGTTCCAGTAAATCGTTGGTACTGCGTTGAAGCTACAGTTAAAGTTGTTGTACCGCCAGCTGTTGCAGTGCTTGTATATCCAGCTAAAAAGTTATTAGCAGTTACATTTTGATTAGCGTCTCTTAATACTACTGAGTTAGCTCCAGAAGAAGTTGTAACACCGGTACCGCCATAAGCAACACCAACTGTAGTGCCTTGCCAAGTACCAGAACTAATAGTGCCTAATGCAGTAACGTTTCCAGAAGAATCAAGGTTTACAGAGCGCTCAGCTGGGTATGTAACAAATACAGTAACGGTACCGCTAAATGTAACTGCAGAACCTGAGTTACTAGAAGATAGAATCGTTGTACGAGTTAAGGTAGGCCCAGTAGTTGAATACGTGCCAATACCTACTTCCCAATTACCAGAAGAGTCTGTAGCTGCGTAGTATGTAGTATTGCCGTTACCAACAACAGCGAAAGACTGAAACCCTGTAACAGAACCGCTTAATGTAAAGCTTACGGTTGTGTTAGCAGAGCCAGTCTGTTGTACCCGGTCATAAACTACTAGAGCCATTTAGGACTCCTTAGCTAGTAGCAGTTGTAGAATATGTAACGCTTACTGTATCACCAGCAGTTGTAGTTTTAGCTGTACCAAAAGCACCAGCACTATACAAAGTACCGCCTGTATTGCTGAGTGTAGAAGAAGCGCCAGAACCTGTTACTAGGAAACAACCACCAACAGTACCACCAGCGCCAGTAATTGTATAAGTAATAGCTGTTGCAGAAGCTGTTACTACGTTAGAGCCGGGAGTTGTATTGCTGTTGCCAGTAGGTGTTGCAAATACTGCAGTACCACGAACAGCAGAACCGCCAACTGTATACGCAATAAATTCAGACCAGCCAGCGTGGGAAGTCATTGTATCTGTAGGTGAAAAAGTATTACCTGTGCCAGATACTAAACCTAAATATGGGCCAACTAAGGCAATAGGTGAAGTCAATAATGTTTGCTGGAACATAAAAATCTTACCAACCTGAACAACTTGGTTAGGAAAATCTTCAGTCCATTTTACGTTGCCATTAGCATCACGGCACTCTACGTGGTAGTAACCTTCTACACCAACGGTTTCTTGATTAGTAGCTTGTGCTTGCATGCTAATTTCTGCATGATCGCCACAACTTGCAAATTCATTGTTCATAAAAACTCCTTAACTAATTCTAATAATGGCGTTTGTCGCCGTAGGGGTTGGAAAAGTGATTGTAAAAGTTCCTGCCGCTGTATTCGTTTTATCTGAGCCAAAATCCAAGACAGCCACTGATGCGCCCGTAGTGCTATTATAGATTAAAGCGCACCTGGTAGTAAAGGAAACTCCGGTCCATGTAACCGGCAAAAACGAAAGATATGCAACGCTAGAAACAAAGTCAGATGCAGGCGGCACAATAAATAGCTGTTTTCCACCAGCGGTATACCCAGAACCAGAAACTTCATTGGCAGTAGTGTAAGCTGTTGTAGCGCTATTAAGTATTGCATTGCCGGTATAGAGGGCTACTTTATAGGTATAGGGTGTTCCAACAGCAAAGTTCTCTAACCCACTAAGTAGGTTAGTCTTAAATACAGTACATTGGCCTTGGGATATTGTCATGGATTTACCGCAATCTTAGCTTGACCATTGCGATAAGCATCACCGCGCTCAAGACCCGTTCCAAGGCGATTAAGCTGTTGTATGGCTTCTTGATATAGCTTTTCATAGTATTGAACCATGTCTTGCTCACCTTTCATAAAAACTATAGCCTCACGCATTGCACCATAAAACAGTACAGGATCGTAGTTATCCCCAAGCCAGCTAGTACCAGCAGTATTAGAAACTTCAGCTACCGTAATAGAAAATCCAGTTCCAGTAGAACCAAGGGAGGAACAAGAAAGAATATCGCCAACTACATAAAAATTACCGCCAAACTTAAGGCTACAGGATGTAACGACTCCGCCAACAATAACAATGTCCGCAGTAGCATTAGCGCCTGAACCACCGGTTAATAGAACATTTTGGTATACCCCATTGGTATATGAAGCCCCGCCTACTAAGGTATCCAAAGTAGCAATTTGGCCTTGAACAATGGTAGGCGGATAGTAAAAATAGTGCATCTCTACAACGTAGTTACTATCTGGTGTAGGGGCTAAAATATAAGACAAAGAATCAATATTGCCGTACTGTGAGCCAAATAGCGCGTAGTATTTCGGGACCCCACCAGGTGTGCCTTGATAGGCTATACCTGCATAAGTCACGCTTGGGTATGCTTCTCGTAGGAAGTTAACGTCTTTATTAAGAAGGTAGGTATAGTTACCTGAAGTATCAATAATGGCTACAGAATATGACGCCAAATAATCGCTAGGTAAAGATAAATATTGGTTTCCGCTACTAACATTACCTGTAACGTTTTTGCGTAGCGAAGGTATCTGAACGCTATTATATATGCGATCTTCAGCCTGCTGAATAAATACAGGAATAGACGCCACAAATAGCGACTCGGTATTCTCAGCATAAGCTTGGATATTGTTGTAGAGTGATTCGTAATTGATTTAAGCCACCCTAACCAAAGTATATTTACCGCCTACTTTGCCTTTTTTGTTTATAAGTTGCGACACGTTTGCTTTTGAGCAGGTACCATTAACCTTATTCTCAATCGAGTATATATACGCTTTATTACTCATTAGGGTTTACCCTTAAGCCATTGGCCCACGTGACATTTTGCCTTTAGTCTGCGCTTTACCACCGCGCATTTCTATACCAGAAGTCTTAGTCGGCTTGTAGTTACCCTTACTAACGTTAGCAATAGAAATATTCATCTCATCCATATATTTGGTTCCTACTTGCAGTGACTCTGCAGGTAACTCGCCATTAACGCCTTTACCGCCCATAGTGTGTGGCTGTGCGTATGTAGAAGCTGGTTTGTTGTTTGCCATGATTATTTTCCGTTTGCTTTAACTTTAGCCAAGTTACGGCCCATTGATAGCATGTCTGCATCGGTTTTACCGCCAGCAGTGCCTTTACCAACTTTTTTACCCATTTCGATGCCAACATCTGAACCGGAATCCCCAAGGTTTTTACCCTTAGTTTTACCTTTACTTGTTACGCCATCGGCTGCACTTTTATATCCCATATCCTACTCCTAGTTAATTGTTACTGTTCCTACTTGCCCTTGCCCAACCAAATAATTCGGTGTTTCATTGTAGTCATACCCCTGGCCTACAGGAGCCCAACCCCACTGTGTATCTCGACTGCCGCCAGCTTGATAACCATACGCCGTCAAGCCTGATTGAACATAACTCAAATCCCGTCTTGGTTCCCGCACTGCTTGAGGGTCATTGATAGGATACATTCCTAATTGTAACTGAGGTTGATCTGGGTCCCAACAGGTATTACATACTTTTAGCTGGTAGGGTTTTGTCTTAATAATCTCAGTACGAAGCTCCACCAACTTATATCTAAATGCGCACCGATCACACTCTGCAATTGCGAACTTACCGGAAGCAAACTTATTAGGCATTAGTAACCCCCAATAAACATCCTGCGAGGAACAAACCGAATAGGTGCTTTTTCTCTATCTTCCTCGGAGGCAAGTTGAAATTGCTGTTCGTAATCAGCTTTTAACCCGACGACCCGTTGAGGGTCAACACCAGGAAGCTTGATAGATAAATAGTAGGCTAATCCAGCCACTAGGCAGTTAACAAACCGGAACGGAATGTCTTGAATATTTACACCATTGCCGGCATCTTGAATACGACGTAAACGCCAGTACACGAATTGGTATGGTTGTGAACCGTCTGGTGTAGGCCAGACTGTAACTGCGGGTAGGTTCTGAACATTTACGCTAGCGCCTAAAAGGTGGGGTACGGCAGTTGTATTCGCTTGACCACGAGCACAAAAACCCAGTGTGTTTCCAGATACATAGCCGTAGGCGATGATCTCATTGTTAATTTGAATAAAACCGGCTGCTGCCAGATTAGTTGTGCTTGTTAAAGTAAGCGTTGTATCAGTAGAAGAAATAGCCCCAGCAAGCTGGTATGCGGAGTCGTTAGACTGGCCAGACATGCGTTGAATCCAAACTTGAATCGGCCGCCCTTGCGCTAGTTTGTTTGGGATAGTGGCGTATGTAGATACGCTAATTCTAGATATGGTTATATCCGTTTGGTTTGCCGCACTGTTAGCTTGTGTGCGAATCTGGTGCTCTAGTAAGTCAATGGTGTCAGTTGGCAATGCGTATGTATTCTGGCCTTGGTTCAGGTTAATTGTTCCCTGCTCAATAGTCCACATGTTAATGCCGCGGTTAGCCCACTCAACAGTCAATAAGTTTAAAGAACGGCGAGCAGTACGGAAGTCGTATCCAGTACGTAGCTCACTGCCACAACGCTCAAACGCCTCTTCTACGAGATCATTTAAGTCTAAGTTAAATAGTGTTGTTCCTGTTGTCAGGGCTGTAGACATTATTTTTTAAACCCTTTTAAGGTTTTCGCCAAGACAGCCCGCTTACCCATCTTGCCGGGTTTCTTTGCAGCTGCAGCCAGTTTGCTAGACGGAATCTTTTCACCTTCTGGTACACCCAAAGCTTTATGTAAAGCGCCGGGTTTCTTGATAGCTCCCGCGATCCAATTTGTTTTTCCGCCTTCCTTCATCAGGACTGCAGACTTCTTGGCCTTTGGTTCTTTAGCAGGGTTTATATCACCCATACCGCGAGACGCTCTCATTACTT